CTACTATAGATTGGAAAAACACTGGAGATAACTCGTATGATGGTGAAAAACTAAAGCTTTTAGTTCATGATGAAAGTGGTAAATGGGAGAAGCCAAATAATATATTAAACAATTGGCGAGTAACAAAAACTTGTTTACGCTTAGGTTCTAGAATTATTGGCAAATGTATGATGGGATCAACATCAAACGCGTTAGATAAAGGTGGTGAAAATTTTAAAAAACTTTATTACGCGTCAGATGTCACAAAAAGAAACCGCAACGGACAGACTAGTTCGGGATTATATAGTTTGTTCATTCCTATGGAATGGAACTACGAGGGATTCATTGATTCTTATGGACTACCTGTATTCGATACACCAGAAGAAGAAGTATACGGACCATTCGGAGATGAAATAACTCAAGGAGTAATTGAGCATTGGCAAAATGAAGTAGAAGGTTTAAAATATGATCAAGACGGATTAAACGAATATTATCGTCAATTTCCAAGAACAGAAGAGCACGCTTTTAGAGATGAAGCAAAAGAGTCTTTGTTTAATCTTACTAAAATATACGAGCAAATAGATTATAATGCTGATCTGCAAAACACAGCTACAGTAACAACAGGTAGCTTTCAGTGGGAGAACGGTATAAAAGATAGTAGAGTAATATTCTATCCAAACAAAGATGGTAGATTTAAAATAACGTGGGTTCCACCTGCTAATCTACAAAATAGGATAGTAATAAAAAACGGTATTAAATACCCAGGTAATGAGCACTGTGGCGCTTTTGGTTGTGACAGTTACGATATATCTGGTACAGTAGACAAGAGAGGATCTAACGGATCTTTACACGGTCTTACTAAGTTTTCTATGGAAAACGTACCGCCAAACCTGTTTTTTTTAGAATATATATGTAGACCTCAAACTGCTGAGATATTTTTTGAAGACGTGTTAATGGCCTGCGTTTTTTACGGTATGCCAATACTTGCGGAAAACAACAAACCTAGATTATTATATCATTTCAAAAGAAGAGGGTATAGAGGGTTCAGTATGAATAGACCTGATAAAATATATAATAAATTATCTGTAACTGAAAGAGAAATTGGTGGAATACCAAACTCTAGTGAAGATATGAAACAAGCTCACGCAGCAGCTATTGAAACGTACGTAGAAGAAAACGTTGGTAATACACCTAACGGTTATGGTAATATGTATTTTCAAAGAACACTAGAAGACTGGGCTAAATTTAATATAAACAACAGAACAAAGCACGATGCTTCTATTAGTTCTGGTTTAGCTATAATGGCTTGCAACAAAAATAGATATACACCGGTAGCTAAAAAAGAATATAAACCAATAAACTTAGGTATAAAACGATACGATAACACTGGAACGTCGTCAAAAATTTTAAGATAAATGAAAGTATACACTAACAGTAATAGCTCTTTTCCTAACCAAGTCGTTAGCGATGAAGTAAAATCAAGTTTAGATTATGGATTACAAGTCGCAAGAGCTATCGAAGGAGAGTGGTTTCAAGAGGGTAGATCTGGAAACAGATACGCTCAAAGCTATAGCAACTTCCACCAACTAAGATTATACGCTAGAGGTGAGCAGTCTATTTCTAAATATAAAGACGAGTTATCTATTAATGGTGATTTGTCTTATCTAAATTTAGACTGGAAACCAGTACCAGTTATACCTAAATTTGTAGACATTGTAGTAAACGGTATGTCTAATAAAGCTTACGAAATACAAACCGTGGCACAAGATCCTTTTTCTGTAAAAGCTAAATCTAACTACGCCGAAGCCTTGTCTATAGACGTGAACATGAGACAAACTCTTGAAGGATTTAAAAATGATTTAGGTTTAGATCTTTACAATACATCTAACCCAGATGATTTACCGTCTACTCAAGAAGAGTTAGATCTTTATATGCAAATGAGCTATAAGCAGACTGTAGAAATTGCAGAAGAAGAGTTGATAGACAACACGCTAGCTTTGAACAGATACGAAGAAACAAAAAGAAGATTAGCTTATGATCTTACTGTTTTGGGTATAGCTGCTGTTAAAACAAACTTCAATAAGTCTGAAGGTATAAAAATCGAGTATGTAGATCCTGCTTATATGGTTTACTCTTATACTGAAGATCCAAATTTTGAAGATATATATTACGTAGGTGAGGTAAAGTCTATAACTATACCAGAGCTTAAAAAGCAGTTTCCAGACATTCCAGATGACGAACTACAGAAAATTCAAGAAATGCCTGGTAACTCTCAATACGTAACTGGTTGGGGTAACTACGATGAAAACACTGTTCAGGTTATGTATTTTGAATACAAGACTTATAAAGATCAAGTGTTTAAAATAAAAAGAACAGATAACGGTCTTGAAAAAGCTATCGAGAAAAATGATGGCTTTAATCCTCCGCCAAATGACAACTTTGAAAGAGTTAGTAGAACTATAGAGGTTTTATACACGGGAGCTAAAGTTCTTGGTAACAACTACATGCTAGAGTGGAAAATGGCTGAAAATATGACTAGACCAGCTGCTGACTCTACAAAAGTAGAAATGAACTATTGTATATCAGCTCCTAGAATGTACAAGGGTAGAATTGAGTCTATTGTTAGCAGAATCACAGGTTTTGCTGATATGATTCAATTAACTCATTTGAAGCTACAACAAGTTATGTCTAGAATAGTACCTGACGGTGTATTCTTAGATATGGACGGTCTAGCTGAGGTTGACTTAGGTAACGGTACAAACTACAATCCCGCAGAAGCTCTTAACATGTATTTCCAAACAGGTAGTGTAGTTGGTAGATCACTTACTCAAGACGGTGAGTTGAACAGGGGTAAAGTACCTGTACAGGAATTAGCATCTTCTTCTGGTCAAGGCAAAATACAAAGTCTTATTGGTACTTACGAGTACTACTTGAAAATGATTAGAGACGTGACTGGGTTAAATGAAGCTAGAGATGGTTCTATGCCTGATAAAGATTCTTTACTAGGATTACAGAAACTAGCCGCTAACGCATCCAATACAGCTACTAAGCATATATTGAACTCTTTGTTATATGTTAGCCTTAGAGTTTGTGAAAACATTAGTTTGAAAGCTGCTGACGCTTTACAAAATCCGTTATTGAGAAACTCTTTAGCCAACTCTATTAGTATTTTCAACACTAATACTTTGGAAGAACTAATTAATCTACAATTACATGATTTTGGTATTTACCTAGAGCTAGAGCCTGAAGAAGAAGATATTGCTAAATTAGAACAAAATGTTCAAATGGCGCTTCAAACACAGGCTATTTCTTTATCTGATGCTATAGATATTAGAGAGATTAAAAATATAAAACTAGCAAATAAATACTTAAAGCTTAGACAACAACAAAAAATACAAAGAGACCAACAAGCTGCTCAAGCTAATATTCAAGCTCAGGCTCAAGCTAATGCTCAAGCTACAGAAGCAGCTGCTTTAGCTGAGGTTCAAAAACAACAAGCTCTTACTCAGGAGAAAGTAAATCTAGAACAAGCTAAATCTCAGTTTGAAATACAAAGGCTACAAACAGAGGCTGAAATAAAAAGACAGTTAATGGCTGAAGAGTTTAACTATCAAATGAAGTTAGCTCAAGTTAGAGCACAAGCTGATAAAGATAAAGAAAAAGAAATAGAAGATCGCAAAGACGAAAGAACAAGAATACAAGCTACACAGCAATCTGAGTTAATAGCACAAAGACAAAATGATGAGTTGCCAAAAAACTTTGAGTCTGCTGGATTTGATACGCTTGGAGGATTTGGACTAGAACAGTTTGAACCTCGTTGATTTTAAATTTTTAACTATTTAATTATATTATATTATGTCACAAGAAAAACAAGAAGGTGAATTCTCTTTAAAAGGGAAAAACCTTAAACCTAAAAATTTAGGTAAAACACAGGACGGACCCATTAAAGTTGACTTGTCTACTCCTGCTGAAAAACAAACAGAAGAAGAAGTTACTAAAGTAGTAATTCAATCCGAAGAAAAAACACAGGAAGATGCCGATACAAAGCAAGAAGCAACAGACGTGGTTGAAGATAAACAAGCCGGAGCTGTACAAGAAGTGGGTGAAGAAGTACCACAAGGGGAAAGCACCGTTCAAGATGAAACGCCAGTAATTCAAGAAATCACAGAAGAAGAAGAAGTAGAAAAAGAAGTTGAGCAGGTTAAACAAGAGGTAAAAGAAGCTATTAGAGATAATGAAGTAACTGGAACTCCTCTTCCTGAAAACATTGAAAAGCTTGTTACGTTTATGAATGAAACAGGTGGAACGCTAGAAGATTACGTTAGATTAAATGCTGATTATTCTAGTGTAGATAATAAAACTCTACTTAAAGAATATTACAAACAAACCAAGCCTTATTTAGAAGGCGATGATATAGATCTTTTACTTGAGGATTTTTCATACGATGAAGATATTGACGAGGAAAGAGATATTCGCAAGAAGAAACTTGCATTTAAAGAAGAAGTTGCAAAAGCCAAAAACTTTTTAGAGCAAACAAAGAGTAAATACTACGACGAGATCAAGTTGAGACCGGGCGTAACTCAAGAGCAACAAAAAGCTATGGACTTTTTCAATAGATATAGTGAAGAGCAAAGCAAAGCTGAGCAACAGCACGAAGCTTTCAAAAACCAAACAAAACAACTTTTTAACCAAGATTTCAAAGGTTTTGATTTTAAAATAGGTGAAAAGAAGTTTAGATACGGTGTGAAAGATCCTTCAAAAGTTGCAGAAAACCAATCAAACATTAACAACCTTGTAGGGAAGTTCCTTGCTGAAGACGGTAGTGTAAAAGATCCGGTTGGTTATCACAAAGCAATGTATGCCGCAGAAAATATCGATACTATTGCTTATCATTTTTATGAGCAGGGCAAGGCTGACGCTGTAAAAGAAGTAGTCAGTAACTCTAAAAACCCTAGCACAGCTCCAAGACAAACATCACAGTCTGAGTTTAAGAATGGTATAAAAGTAAAGGTATTAAACGACAACGCTTTAACTACATCCAAACTAAAAATTAAAAAACTAGGATTTAACAATTAAAATTATTTAAAAAATGGCTTTATCACCAACATTCGGTTCAATTAAACCGAGTCAAAAACAACAATTATTGTCTGATAACTATTTAAGTTTTACAGACGGAACAAACGACTTTGCACAACAGTATCTACCTGAAATCTACGAACAAGAAGTAGAGCGTTACGGAAACAGAACTCTTTCTGGATTCTTGCGTATGGTAGGAGCTGAAATGCCAATGTCATCTGACCAAGTAGTATGGTCTGAGCAAAATAGATTGCACATTGCTTACAACGATGTGAGTATCGGTTCAACTACTACTTTAACTTTCGCTTTAGACGGTGCTAATGGAGCAAACTTCGTAGGAAATGTAATCTCTAAAAACGATACTAT